TTTTCTTCAGAGGACTGGATTTATTAAGATGTATAGTTCCAGAAGATGGATTTATCACATAGTGTATTGGATCAATGACTGTGTTGTCAATCTTTACAACGGCTTCTCTATAATCAAAATTTGACCAAGAAAATAGTTCGTAAATATCTGAAATAGAGCCGTCATCATTCGTAATTTGAGTAACAATACCATTACTTAATTTTGTGTAAGTTTGAAGAGACAATGCAGAAGATAAAAGTTGTTGAGTGTTACTAACGGGATATAACCTTAGTGATTTTGCAATTGGTAAATAAACTTTTAATGACGAGTCGGATTTAACAGAGTAAGCTAAAAATAATTTATATGACGAACCTGATTGAACAATATTATAATCTTCAATTAAAAGATCGACACCGTCAAGTTTTACGATTGGATCTCCGTAACTTGTTATATCTTCAGAAAACACATCTCCATTTGTTTTCTTCAACAAAAATATATTTGTATTAGAATAAGTATTAGATTCGTCAGAGTTCGATGCATTAAGAACGAGAAAATTTCTCAAATCAATTTTAGATGGAGAATTTTTATCTCCCAAGTGTTTGTGTTTTAAGTAAGAGAGGTTTAAGTTATTTTGAAAATTTCCAACAGACTCGTTGAATTGCTTTCTTTTGATTGAATACTTTATTTCAGTAACTATATTGTAATCTGCGTAAGTAGAATCAGCTGAAACAATTATGTCTGACAAATATAATGCACTTGAATATGAGTCGTAATTTTTGTCAGGATTTACTGGAGAAACTATTTCGCAGAATTCATCTTGAAGTGTTGAAATACCGGGTTCAGCCCATACGTAAAAAGTATTGTTTGTTGTATACCTAAAATAATATGGTTTTTCAGTTTTAGCAGCATATTTGTCGAGAATTCCACGTCCAGAACTTACTTTTATGCACTGTTTGAATGCATTATCAAAGTATAGGTTTGTTGTTCCTAAAGTAAATCCTGTCGATGAGACTGCACCTAACCAAAGCGTTTGTTCGTTACTGTCTCCGCTTTGAACATAGACGACAAAGTTACTGGAATAATCAGAAGAAGAATTAAGAGAAGAATGCCTTGTCCAGGAACTCGAGCTTGCAGTATAAACACCATTTTGCGAAGCTACTGATTGATTCTTTACTAAAACTATGTCTCCGGCAATTACAGATACTCCATCTATTGTTTGAGCGCCAGAAAGAGATATATTAGCAGTTGTTGCAGTTTTTGCTGAGACTGAAAATCCTAAGTCAAGTAATTCTAATTTATATCCATATTCGCTTGATGAACTCTCCACATAACCATCGAGCAAAAGCAATTGATCTGCTCTATTGTCTGTAAGTTTTTGCACTTCCCAACCAGAGATTATGCTTGGTTCAAAAAATGAGTATACACCTTGTAATTGCGACTCGACACTAAGCATATTCTCGTAGTCATAACCTGGATACCAAATATCACCAAATTGAGAATATAAAAATTTATAAATAGATGTTCGACTTGACATTTTACCCTATGGAGCAGGATTGAATTTTATAGAAGCATCTCCTATATCGAGTTGTACGGCAAAATCGTAAACCATTGCAGGTACAGCTCCAGTAGATGTTAGGAATATTCCAAATCTAATTGTGCTTGATGCCTCTGACAATTCAAATGTAGTGTTAGGACTAATAATATTGAAGTTTTCAAAGTTATATGTTTCTTGTGAATCTTCAGAAGTTGTGTATCCGTAAACTATGCTTCCATTATTTTTTAACTCATTTGAAGTAAGCAATCCTCTTTTAATGAGTGGTGCATCAGTATCGTAATCTGAAGTGTCAAACATCTTAGTAAAGAAGTAACTTCCTGAAGAAGATGTGTATGTAAGAGTCAAGGATAATAATTCTGGAGTAACATTTGGGGTTGCTGAAACTAATTCAATTTTGTATTGAATCCATTTTCCAGAATATGGAGATAAGTCAACAGTCAATGATTGAGCAGTAGTTGTAGAAGTAGGCTCATTTATGGATGAAATTGATGTTGCATCGCTATATTCTGCTGATAAACATTCAGCTCTTGTATTGCCTGTCTTTACATAAATATTTACTTCTGTACCAAAATCTAAACTTGTGTCTGTTGTTGTTGGATATTTGTTCAGAACCAAAGCTACTAATTCTGTCCAAGTTATAAGCGTTGGTACATATATTGGCTGTGGCTCATAAAGTCCATACTCCCTTACTTTTCTATCAGGTGCAAAAATAGAATATTCTCTTGAGTTTGGAACATAAATGCCCTTTCTTGACAATGAATTATCTGCATTCTTTTGTATCTGATAAATGACACCAGAGTTATTTGTAGTTGATAAATTCTGATTATTAGTATTATTTACAATTGTATTAGTAGGTGTAGTGTTTGCATCAGTCTGATTTTGAGTTGGATTATTTGTTTGATTATTTTGAGTGTTACCAGTCACAGGGTTAATTGTTGTATTTGAATTACTAACAACTGAAGTAGCTGTATACTGGATAAAACTACTTGGATTGTTTCCAACATTAGATGTTTGTACCATCTTGTCATTCAATATATCAAAACCAGATGCGTGTGCAGGCAAAGCAACACCCTGTATATTGCCAGCTTCATCCTTGAGTCTAACATAGATAGTTCTGTCATTATTTTCATAAGGTGTTGGAGTAAATTGATAAACACTTCCATCAACACTCGCTCCATAGAAAGTGTTGCCTATGCTTGTAACTGCTTTGAATTTAGAAACTCCCAAGAACTGGTCAGATGGAATTATTTGATAAGATTCATCAATAGATCTTTGCCAATACAATTTCAAGGTTGTACCAGTACCAACATTATTTGTCGTTTGAAGTTTTATTTTAAGTATGTCCCCCTCTGCAACAGTGAATGCATTTGAAGAATACTTTGTTGTGACACCAGTAGAAGATGTGTAATTTGCAATTTGTAAAGTGTCATTTACAAATAAGTTATATCCTACACTTGAATCAAGCTTGAAAGATAAATCGCCAGCTTTCGAAGTTAGTAAAGCTCCTTCAAAAGTAAAGGATGGATTTGTAAAACCAGAAGGTACAGAAACAGATGTTGCAAATCCGCCATTGTAATTAATTGCAGATGTTTGATTTTTATATGCAATAAAATTATAACTTTCAATATCACCAATATCAGTCCAAGTAATTCCTGAACCAGTGTATGATCTCCAAGTTACATTTAACTGCTCAGTAAGATAATTGTGAGGAACAATTTTCTTAAATCCATTAACAGATTTGAAATATCCATATACTCCATTGTCTGCTGAAATATAAACATAAGAACCATTAGGATCATCAAAAACATAATGAACGTGATCAGCATAAGTGTCATAAATTTTCGACCAAGTTTTTGGAGTAGAACCTGTGTAAGATAATTCCCAAATTTGTCCGCCTCTAAAAGTAGCAAGTAAAGAATTTCTTGTTACACTTCTTGTTAGTGTTTCGACATTATCAAAATTTGAAGATAATGTTTGAGTCCAAGTAGAATTATAGTAACTATAAACTGATGATGACTTGGAGCCATATTCTCCACCTAAACCAGCAAATAAAGTAAATTCTTTTGCGGCTAATGCACTAACTTTATCGAATGAAGAGAATGTTTTTATTTCGGATAACTTCTTACCATCGTATTTGTAAATTGAACATTCAGTAGTTGCGCCTTTCGATGAACCAATAAATAAATCATTTCCAAGAGAAGTCAAGCAAAGTATTGGTTTAATAAGTTTGTAATTCGAAAGGCTGAGTGGATCTTTTGCATTTACTACTGACCAGAATTCTCCGTTAAAAGATGTAAATAACAGTCCGTAGTTTGTTCCCGCATAAACTTTACCATTATGTACGTGCAAACAAGTGATTTGATATTTATCTGCTACTAAAGATTCATTTAGTATTTCATAGACTTCACCGTTGAAATAAACAAACATTTTATTGTTTGCAGCTATCAATATTTTTTCACCAAAAGTACAGATAGCAGTTATTTCAGAAGTAGCATTACCTGTTTTTTTACTCCAAAGGTATGAAGCATTTGTTAAATCTACATTTTCGAAAGTTGTTTCACCTGATGAAAAATTTATGAAACCTCTTGAATCCGCATTTGGGAAATTTGCTGCATCTCTGAAATCAGAAAATCTTGAAATTTGAGCAGAGACTACATCAGAAAATTCATCATATGCAGCAACAGTAACATCTGCTCTCTGGTCAATTGTAAAATAATCTCCGTGATAAGCTAATCTGGCAGCATACAAAGATGTGGGAGTGTCAAATGTAAAGTTCAAATAGTCTAATGTTTCTTGATCTGCTATATTTTCAAACAAATCAACCCAATCAGATGTTCTTGACTCTTTTATTTGACATTTGTAAATTTTTGTATTTTTTGCTGTAGCTCCAACAATCAAATTGGTAATTGTAGGATAAACATTATTTGAACTATCATTCTCGTCTATTATGACAGGATCAAACTTTTTGTAAATATAATTTGATTGTTCGTTGCCAATAACTTCGAACTTAGAAAGGTCTGCACTTCCACCATATACGTCAACACTTTTGATAGGAGACTCAAAAATATCTAATAAGTAATCAGTTGATGATAATTCTGCAGCCGAAGAGTTAAAAGCAGTGACTTTATTATATGCAGTTTTATCAGCTAATCTTACCCAAACTAATTCAGTATCATCATAATATGCTAATTCATCTCCTGAAGAAGTAAAAGTAGCTAAGTCTATACTCACAGATCCTGTCACTGCAATAGGTAAATTATCTAAAGTAATATCTATCCAATAAAATGTATCTTCTGATAAAGATATACCTGTGTTTGAAAAAGAATATTCAGCATAAGCAGTTGTCAAATCATTTATTTGTATACTTGAAAATAATCCTAAAGATGTAGACGGAGAATCTGTTATAGTGTCATTTGAATACAAAGATACATTTATCTTATCTCCCAGATTCAATAT